AGTTTCGCTTTCATGCGTTCCCTTTCTTAATAAGTAGTCTTCGATGGCAAGATCATCCAACCAATCCTGGCCATCATCAAACCCACAATAGCTTGTGCGTTCCCTTTCCTGGTTCATGCGTTCCCTTTCCTATATGGGTAAAAATAGAATAAAATATGAGATAAAGCCTAAGATTGAGAACAAAATAAAACCCCCTAAAACGTCCATAATGGCGTTTCTAAGGCGTCTTTTCTTAGCTATATCTTGTAGCATTTCAGAATTAATATCTGATAAGTAACGGTCAAAGTTATTCATTTGAAACCCTTTCTTTCATTGGTTGATATTGATCAAGTATAAATTTCACCATAGTATCTGTTAGGTAATGGTGTTTTTTCCACGCGTTAACGGTTAGAAAATCATTGACATAGGATAAATACAATTGATCAATAGTTAAAGAATGATCAAACCCTTTTGGATAATATATATTGATAGGTAACTTATTCATTATTGATCCCTTTCAAGATGTTCGCGTGCATTTTTGATACGTTCTCTTATCATCATTTCAAGATAAGTTAGGTTATAAATATACTCTTCTGTAGATTGAACCCCCCCTAACTCTTCTAAGGGTTGCATAGCTTGTTCAATATCTGTAATGACATTGTTATTAAGTTTCATAATATTACCTTTCATGGTTTGTTAATGATTTGATTTTAATTCTTTAATATGTGAGTTAACATCACGTATAAAGAATGACCATTGATTATTATTGTATTTATAACCCTCTTTAGTGAGTAAATCAATCAATGCAATTGTGGTATTAATTGACTTATTATCATAATATTCCATCATTTTAGAATATAGATAATGATCATTGAATACTATTAATGATAGTTCTTTGTTTGAATATTCTCTTAAATCTTTCATTTTGTTACCTTTCATAGTTTATAAATGATAAAAAAAGGGGTATATTTCAACCCCTATTATTCATTTGTATCTTTATTCCAAATAGCTAGATCAAGTTTATTTTCTAAGCTTTTTAATAATACAGATGCTATTGAATTACAATCATCTAGAATTAAGCCGTAGAAATTACTCATTCTACCTACTTTTTCATTGTGAAATAATACATCGCCTGTTGATGGATACATTGGAATAGTGAATCCAATTTCTCTTAATGATTGCTCTACTTTAGTGTTTGTTGTTATTTCCATTTTGTTACCTTTCATAGTTATTAAAATGATATTACAGTTACGATATTAGATATCTGTTTTAAGCTTGTCAATAGTTATTTGAAAATAGTATCAAGGCCAGGATAATGATAAGTTTTGCTTATGGATAACAATGACTTATTGAAACGGTGTTAATGATAGGGTTTACTTATCACGTTTAATAGGGATTGATATAAGCTAGTTTAATTTAAGTAAGTTAAAAGTATCTTTAAACCATACCTAGGTTATTCAATTCCAATTTCAAACAGGGGTTAGATGACATCCATTTACTTGTGGATAACTATGTGTATATCCTTGTGGATAAGTGTGTGGATATCCTGTGGGAAACGACCTTATGGCCCCCCACTCCCTTGCCTATCGATATAGGTACCATACTCAAATTTTTGCCAGTTTTCTCAAAAGTCTTTCATTCGATATCCTAAAGACATTTTGTTTGTCTATATCGTCCATATCTCGCCAGTTAACGATTTCCGAGCGTGTGCGACCACAAGAAGCACACAGCTCGAGATCGTCTATCGTAACCAGTTTACATTGAAACGTGCATGGGGAGTCAGTCATATCTTTTTTATATATATAAAAAAGTGTTAACATGTATTGTAACCAGTAGTTATCGAAACATGAACACAGATAGTTAGAAACATAGAACCAAACCCGAATAAAAAAAGGTATTCAGGAAAACATCTTTCGATGGATAGCTCTCGTTTATCTAGTACCATGAGTTATCAATTCATGTCCGCTTTCACGATTCCCGATACCTTTAAATACTTCTTAGTAGGAGACACCTCTGCGGTTAAACACGTTTATCCTGGTCTGTCGCTATCTACATTCCAGAGGGCTGGGTCATAGCCCCGTTATTAATATATTAGCACAACTAAAGATTAAAACAAGACTTGCACTTAACTATCTTTTAGATATACTATTAGTTATGGAATACAAGATACCTGAATCAATACAGATTAAGAAGTATCGTGATAAAGATCACAGACACTTTGTAGTCATCCCGTATAAGGCAGTGATTGATAAGAAGGTCACGAATGGAAACTTAAGAGTCTTGTGTGCATTAGCAGCGTATTGTAACAAGCAAGGGTTTAGTATTGTTGGGATAAGGACATTGGCAAGTCAGTTACAGTGTTCTTACCCTAACATACAACAACACTTAAAGAAACTCATGAAGTTAGGATATGTCGAGATGAGAGCCAGATCATCATATCCAGGGATTCGTGGTAACTTAAGACGAATTGTGTATGACAGTACCGTCAAGTGGGATGATGTGAAAGGTTACATGTTGGACAATGAAGACATTAATTACATTAAGAAGTACAACGAAATAGAAAAGATGAAAGATGTTTGAGTATGTACTTGTTGTATACCTTACAATGAAACACCCACAATACGTGGGACATTTTGTAGATTGTACACGAGCGAATGAGTATGCTTTAAAGAACTATCCAAAGGCAGAGTATACCAGTTGCTTGCATGAGGATTATATCAACTTACCTGAAGGTTTACTAAAGAAGGAGATTAAATGAGTAATAATGATGGAGTCGGCCCAGGTGGCAAAGGAGATAAACCTAGACCAATACAAGATCGTAAGAAGTTTGAAGAGAACTTTGAACGTATCTTTGGTAAAAAGAAATGAATGTATTAAGTTTATTTGATGGGATGTCATGTGGTCAAATCGCTTTAGATCAGTTAGGTATACCTGTAAATAATTATTATGCATCTGAAATAGACAAATATGCAATTCAGATTGCTAAAAAGAATTATCCTAATACGATTCATTTGGGTGATGTTACCAAAGTTAAAGGTGAGGATTTAGAAAAAATTGATTTACTCTTAGGGGGTAGTCCATGTCAAGGATTTAGTTTTGCGGGTAAACAGTTAAACTTTAATGATCCAAGATCTGCATTGTTCTTTGAGTATGTCAGATTATTAAAAGAATGTAATCCTAAATACTTTTTACTAGAGAATGTCAGAATGAAAAAAGAATATCAGGATGTCATTACAGAACATCTCGGTGTTGAACCGATTATGATTAACAGTGCATTAGTGTCTGCACAAAATCGAGTACGATTGTACTGGACCAATATACCTAACATTACCCAACCTGAAGACCGTGGTATTGTGCTTAAGGATATTGTGGAAGAAATGCCTGTAAATACATCCAATACGTTTACAGAAAAACAATCAAATAATAACAATGAAAAACCAATGCAAATTGGTATGGCTGATAATATTAATGGACATGATATATTAAAAAGAATTTATAGTTCTGAAGGTAAATCACCAACATTAAATGCTCATGGTGGAGGTAATACTGAACCTAAAATAGCATGCGGTGCATTGCGTGGAAGACAAATTACGCCTGGTTCAAAAGAATATACACAAATGTTAGAGTTGCGTGAAGACAATAAAACAAACACATTAACATCTGTACAAAAAGATAATGTCTTAACTCAAGATAAAATGTATTACAGAAAATTAACACCATTAGAATGTGAACGATTACAAACTGTGCCTGATGGTTATACAGAAGGTGTATCTAATACACAAAGATATAAGATGTTAGGTAATGGTTGGACAGTAGAGGTGATTAAACATGTCTTACAAAACATTACGTGAATTCTATAAACTCATCTGTAATGAGTTCAACGAGGGTAAACCGTTGGAATACAAGTTTACCGATCCAGGTGGCTACTGGAAAATGACTAAGGGTTTTGACGGACATGGCTTGAAGATGATAGGGGCCAGTCAGTATCTGAAAATGATTGCCCTGTGTAAACGTGATGTCGCTAAAGAACATGAGAATGATGTACGGAGTCGTGGACGTCCGAAGAAAAAGGTCCGTAACAAATATGTAGGAGACTTGTATGAGTGATCTAAAACCGTTCTTAGTTCGACTTACTCCTCAAAGTGTTGAGTTATTAAGCAAGACTGCGAAAGAGCAAGAGAAGACTAAGGCGAGCATTATAAACGATGCGATCAAAGCTTACTGTACTAAAGACATTAATGCGAGATTAAATCGACTATGACACCGACACTGAGATTTGAATTGCCATATCCTCCCAGTGTAAACAACTACTGGCACGCATCGGGAAAGCGAAGGTATATCTCTCCCGCTGGAAAAAAATTTACCGAAGAGGTAGAGGCTATAGTCAGAAAAGCTGGGTACAAAGGGTTTGGTGATAAGAGTCTTGGGATCAGTGTCATGATACATCCCAGATCGAAAAGAAGGTTTGATCTGGACAATACACTCAAAGCAATACTAGATGCACTCATGAAGGCTAACGTGTATGATGACGATAGTCAATTTGAATACATTGAAATTGCTCGCGGTGAATCGAAGGATGGTGGCGCTGCCGTCGTCCATATTTATGAACTAGAAAAGGAAGAAGATAATGGCTGAAGATAATAAACGTCCGTTGGAATTGAAAGAAAACGAAGGCAAATTATTTGTTAACAACGATAAGACAGAGGATTGGCATGGCGACTACCAAGGCCAAGTGTTACTACCAGATGGAACACGATGCTACATTAATCTCTACGAAAACGTTTCACAAAGTTCTGGAAACAAGTGGTACAAGATTAAAATCGGTAATCCAGTTAAACAGGGTACCAATTCCACACCACAAGCACCAGTACAGAATTCGGTCTCATCGGATTCACTTATGGAAGTTGAAGACGATCTACCCTTCTGATGAGTGAAACTAAAAACAAAAATAAACCGATTCCAAGTTTGTCAGGCTATGGCGGTGTCAGAGCTTTACAAAAAAACTTAGAACGGAGTACAACCATCGCAGCAAATCGAGAGGCCGTGGCCTACTCGTTGCTGTGTATGGCAAATACAAAACTATCAGACATCATGAGTTGGGATGAAGAAGGTAATGTTCAAGTTAAAGCCAGTAAGGACATTCCTGAACATGCCATGCAAGCAATTAAAAGAATCAAGACCAATCCGAAGACAGGAGAGATTGAGATTGAGTTATGGGACAAGGTACAGACTTTACGACTGTTAGCCAAAGCCAGTGGTTTATTAGATAATCCTGATGATTCAGACAAACCATCCGTGATTGGAATTAATATTAAAGCACCCGAAATAATTGACAATGAAGAATAAAGCATCGCGAGATAAATATATGGCCATCATTAAACAAGAAGCAGACAGAGTACAAGGATACGATCGATACAGAGGTTGGATTAAAAAAGTATTAGACAATCCTAACCAACAGTTTGAAGTGGTCAACAAGTTTGCAAAAGAAGCAGCACGAAGATTAGGAATAGATAATGACGAATGATCCAAAAGACATCCAAGTTGGGGGTGACCATTATAAGCGACATGCCATCCAACCTATAGATGTGATGAAAGAGTATTTATCAGACGAGGCCTATGAAGGATTCTTGAATGGTAATATTATAAAGTACGCACTGCGTTGGCGTGATAAAGGGGGTGTTGAGGACTTGCGGAAGTTACAACATTATGTCGCCTTTTTAGTAAAACAACTGGAGACTAAAGATGGAACTTAAAGCAATGATTGAGCAATTGCGAGAAGAGTTTGCTATGGCACATCTGAATAACTCAAGGGTTATGGAAATTATTGATGCGCTATGGAAAGAGAATCAAGAACTCAGACGAATTGCAACCATGAAGTTTAAAGACATCGACGATGAGCAATAAGAAAGAGCGTAGTAAAAAAGAGTTAGCGGGTCCAGGCATTGATCTGGATTTTAGTAGCGCACGGACAACTTATAAATTTCTCCAAAGTAATGCATTTGTTCGCGGACTCATGGGGCCTGTTGGCTCTGGTAAATCCTATGCGTGTGCTGCTGAGATCATGATGAGAGCTGTCAGACAGAAGCCATCACCGATTGATGGGATTCGCTATACTCGTTTTGTAATTGTCAGGAACTCGTATCCAGAACTTAAGACGACAACCATTAAGACATGGCAAGAGTTATTTCCTGAAAACACTTTTGGTCCGATGCTATATACACCTCCAATCACTCATCACATTCGCCTCCCGTCCCGCGGTGATGCTGCGGGTATAGACTGTGAAGTGATTTTCCTGGCATTGGACCAACCTAAAGATGTACGTAAACTATTGTCACTTGAACTAACAGGAGCATGGGTCAATGAAGCACGAGAACTTCCAAAAGCTGTTATTGATGGTCTTACTCATCGGGTTGGTCGCTATCCTACACAGCGGGATGGTGGACCAACTTGGCATGGAGTTTGGATGGATACTAACCCAATGGATGACGACCATTGGTGGTTCCGCCTAAGCCAAAAAGAACCAATTACAGGTAAATACGCTTGGGACTTCTTTCATCAGCCAGGCGGTGTGATCGAAGTAAGTCCTGATGAATTACCTGAGAATCCAGAAGCCAACGATCATATTTTTTCAGGGGGTCGTTGGTGGACGATTAATCCTAAAGCAGAAAACGTATCGAACTTACCTGGCGGATATTATGCACAGATGTTGGGGGGTAAGAACTTAGATTGGATACGATGCTATGCTGAAGGTAAGTTTACTTATGTGCAAGAAGGTAAGCCTGTCTGGCCTGAGTATGATGACAACATGATGAGTAGTTCTGAAGTAGATTATGATCCTACTCTACCTATTCATATTGGTCTTGACTTTGGTTTAACACCAGCTGCTGCCATTGGACAACGACTCAATAATGGGCGTTGGGTCATCTTGCATGAGATTGTGACAGAAGATATGGGACTAGAGCGATTCGGTCAACAATTATTGGCAGAGATCAATGCACGTTATCCGAAAGCACAAGTGCTAGTGTGGGGTGACCCAGCGGGTATGCAACGTGATGCCATCTATGAAGTCACGGCATTTGATTACTTACGTACCTTAGGATTACGCGCACAACCGACACCATCAAATAATTTCCAAGTCCGACGTGAAGCGGCAGCGGCTCCGATGCAACGACTGATTGCTGGGAAGCCTGGACTTGTATTACATACCTCATGTAAAAAATTACGCAAGTCACTCGCGGGTGGTTATCATTTTAAACGAGTGAGTGTTGGGGCTGGACAAGAAAGATTTAGAGACAGTCCAAACAAAAATGAACATTCTCACATTGGCGATGCATTTGGTTATCTGCTTTTAGGTGGTGGAG